GTATTTTCCTTCGTCATTAATGAACCTATCCAATGGCAGGCCGGATTCGCGGAATATCTCGCCCCGTTGCTTGCCTAAGACTTCATCCTGTATGTCTGCTGGCTGATTCTTGAGCCATTGTGCGTATGTGGTATCGGCTGGCACTTGTCCGTCAAACGATGCTCTCGTGCTTTCCGGTGCATCATCAATATCCAGCCCCAGCTCACGCCATGACTTCAAGACTGCCACTCTAGTGCTACGGCAGCCAAAATGCAACGGCGGCACCGGCCCTTGTCCGACAGGGAACACCTTGCCATCGTTCATCTGGCATATTTCGGTGGTTCTGGTATCCAGCACGGCTACAAACTGCTCACCCTTGAGAATATCCTCATTCGCTTTCATCATACGCTCTCTCGCGAAGTTCTGCGTATGGGCTACGGCGGTTCTCACTATTGCGGTTGCGTTGCGTCTGGATATGTCCAGCAAGCCATCAGCATATTTCAATGCTCTCGTGCCTCTGATGCGTTGCACGATCTGCTGCGTGGTCTGGCCTTCAATCACGCCGATTCGTACAGCATCGCGTATCTTGATAGCGCGTTCTGCCTCGATACCGGACATCCACTCTTTAAGCAAACGTCCTTGAAATGGTCTAGACATCGCCGCCGCATAGACCTGATTCGCGCTAACCGATTCAAAGCTCAACTGTGCAGGGATGACCTTCTTAAACATATCCTGCTGAAATGTGACCTCATAGCGTGCAAGGTCTTTAAGCTCTGCGTCCAGTGCCTTGTTAATAGTGGCATAGGCTTCAGCGTTCAGTTCTCGCACTGATTTTAACTGCGCGTCGATTCTCTCAACGCTCAAAGAATTAGCTGGAATCTTGTCCAGTGCAATCTGCAATTTGTTTACTAAATCTGCATCGGTTCGGTTAAGCAAAGCAATCAGCCTGCGTACGATACCGTTCTTATACCGTTCCATCCTTACGGCGTGAAGCGTAGAAGCGTCTAAAAGCCTCTCGTTGGCGGTTGCCATTACAACTCACTTAATTGAGGCTCTGCGTTCTGCAAGCGTTCGCGTTCTTCTTCTTCGGTCGTTTCGGGTCGGATGATCTCGCCGTCTTTCAGGTTGGCAAAGTATTCCTCGAACGATAGAGCGCCGGTCATGTAGGCTTTTGTCAGTTCTGCGAACAGTTGCGGGCTCATCTGCGTCGGCAGGAAGTCGGTATTGAGTTCCACCGATACTTCGGCATTGACCCCTGACCACGCTGCCAGCCATTGCAGCATCTTAGTCAGTGCGCTAGACCCTGCGTATGAGATTGAGGAAAGAATGCTGTTCTCTGCACTACGATGGATAGCAGCAGTTTCAGCCGCTTCTACTACGCGCTTTTCAGCAGTCAGCATCTTGCTGCCTAGCTGCGCCATCATCGCCTGCTTATCTTCAATCGCGGTTCTGAGTGCAGACAAGCCTTGTCCGGTGAATTCCAGGTATTCAGCATGACCAGCAGGATTATTGAATGCCATGCCTTCACTCGATCCCAGCTTGAAGCTGCCTCCTTCGTCGAAGTTCGCACCCCAAAATATCGGGGTTGGCAGGCCAGTAAAGTGCAGGCCGTGCTCATAGTCAGCCGTTGAACGATAATGGCTTAAGTTAATATTCACCAAGTCCAGCAGGACAGGCTTCTTCACATCCGAATCTATACCATTGACCGAGGCGAAGATAAACGGAATCTCTGCGATGCGCTGACCGTTCATGGTGGGGAAGGATTCGCTGACTAACTCGTAGTCGGTCTTTCCCTTGACGTACACTCTCACACGATATGCGCCTTCAAACAGGTCAAGCACGCGGATTTGCTCTTGCTGTGCGTACTCGAATTCGCCTTTCTGCACGTCGTTGACTTCATACAGCTTCACCATGCTGAGCTTTTCAGCGTTGCCGATGCGGGTATAGCGCCAGTCGAGGATAGATTCGGTCTTGTAGAGCGTTGCGTATGGCCGAAGCCCTAGCGCCTCTATCTGGCCTCTGGTCATGCCTTCTGTGGTGGATGGCGGGTAATCGACCAGGATACCGACACGCGAGACCTGTATCAGTTCGTCCACGACAGATTCAGCGAATGCCATCAGCGGAGAGCCGCACATATCTACGTTGGCGATGATGTCAGACATGGACTCAGGCGCGACGATAGTCGGCTTCTTGCGGAATATCAGCCCCGTCATGCCATCAAGCGTTCTGCCGGATGCATTGAAGTACGAAGCGCGCAGCTTGTATGCCTCGTATTCCTTAATGTCCTGCCCTGTCAGTTTCGGCAGATAGGTCTCACCGGCCTTGTGGACGCGCTCCTGCCCCTCAATAGCGTCACGGCATTTAGCCCATACGGGAAGCCATGCGTCATATTGTGGGTGGGTAGCGGCTATTTTCATTTAAAGTCCTGTGAGCTTAATCTTTCTTATTCCTGCGTTGATCGGGTAGCGGTATGCGATGCAATAGCCTGTAGCGTCCAGAACGTGGTCGAAGCCGCTTGACTTGTCCGGCTCGCCGTTCTTGTCGTATGACTGGCGCTCTAATGCCTCCACCAGTTCTGGGCATAGGTCAGGGTTGACCCTGTAGCTTCTATCGCCTATCAGCTTGTTCATGGAAAGCACACGGTCTTTCACAGCAGGATTGGCAGGGTTCTTGAATACCTGAAAGCCAGCCTGATACAGCAAGGCGATGTCCGATTCGCTGGCGTTCTGTGATTTGCGGTTGCTGCCGCTTGCATCGGGATAGATGATGATGCTGTGGCCTGCGTATCGGCTCTTGAGCAGTTGTATCATCGCTGGCGTGTCGAATACGCCTGTTAACTCACCCACTGCATGAGGCTTGTCATTGCGGAGAACGTGAACGACTGCGGCAGACTTCGTTACGTTGAAGTCCATGCCGATGTGCAAGGTCTCGTTGTCTCTTATCGTTTCGCTCGTGGCGTTCAATACCCTGTCGAATTCAGGATAGACGCTGCCAGCCGTTAGATTGACGAACTCGCCGTCGAGATAGGCTGATAACAGGTTGCTTGAATACGTTGCCTTCAGGTTTTCGATATAACCATCTGGGAGGTTGGCTGCGTTGTCCATCGTCTTGGCGCGATACAGCACATAGCCATCGGCTACGTTCTTCACCCATCTGTCATACACGAATCGGAAGCCTTCAGGCGTGGTTGCAACTGCTACCGTGTTCCCCATGCCGCACTTCTGACGGTTACGTGCAATCACCTTGTTCCAGACCTCTCGCGCCTTATCCGTAGGCAGAGTGTCAAGTTCGTCCAGGATGCTGTGCGCGACTTCATACCCAACGATCCGCTGCGGGTTCTCCATCGTGCGAAATACGATTCGGCCAGCGTTTGGGAACTCTATGAAGGCGCTGGCCTTGTTTAACTTGTAAGCCCACCCCTTACGCTCGCATAACTCAGGGAAGCGCCTGAATGCTATATCCTCGACCAATGGATAGGTCGGCAAGTAATAGGCTATGTCGCAATCCCTGAAATGAGATTTAAGCGCCATCGCCCTTGCAATAGCTGCCGCCGTTTTCCCGCTACCAAATCCGCCACAGAAAGCAGGGAACGGTGCGCGTGATGTTGCAAAGGCTCTTTGCGTTGGCGTTAAGCTCATACGAAGTCATCAACGGACGCTGGAAGCTCTTTGTTGGTTACTGTGGCCTCAACTTTGTCAGTTAAGTATCCTAGCAATTTAGCCTTACCCATTGTTGCTGCTGTGGCTGCTGATGCTTGTGGGGTTGTTGCTGATAATGCAGCTTTTCTTGCTTCTTCGAGTTCAGCCAATAGCTCATCAATAGTTATATTATGCCGCTCAATAATTGGCTTTCTTAATTCTTCAAGCCTTGCTATAACCTTGCTATTTTTTAAAAGCCTGTTTGATGCCTCATGAACTGTCTTATCACTCATGCCATCAGAATAGCCAGCTTTTCGATATGCCTCGCTTGCATTTCCAAGCTCTAAGTAATTAAGACAAAATTTTTCTTGTTTTAAAGTTAGGCTTTTGGTCATTTTTTAATCGAGCAACTAACGCAAGTATTTTGTTAAACGTTCTACAATGTTTGTTATAGGCAAAAGGCCATAACTTAATATTTCTTTAATTGCGTTGTACTTTTTTAAGTTATTAACTTTATTTGCTAGAGCTTCTTTAACGTGAGCAAAAGCCCTATTGTTTTTTCCCTTGCCTACATAAAACACTTTTAAGCTAATTGGATTAATTAACTCGTAAACATAATAGCCGCCCTTAGACGGCTCTGCTTTTTTAGCCGTCATAGTGAGCCTTTGAAAATAAAAAGCCCCGCATATAGCGAGGCTGTGAAAATTAAACGGGATTTCGTGTCAGCGCCTCCCGTAGGCACTTGCGGGATTGAGTAGCTGGCTCAACCTGGCACAGTCTAGAACTGGACTATTCCACGCGGGAATTCGGTCGTAAAAAAAGCCGCCGATTATGGCAGCTTTACGTTTCTTTTGGGCGCAACTCTCCCCACAGCGTAAAATTAACAGAAAAATTGAAGCGCGTCAACATATAATTCAAAGCAATCCCCTCTTGCGTAAGCCGACCTCGATCCCTATCACCGCATTGGCATAGTCATCTTCAAGGCTCGTTCTATTGGAGCGCCATACTGCCGACAGGTGAACGTGGTCGATAGCAAGCTGCTGTCCGTGTGGCAGTCCGTCATATATCGCCTGCACGTTGATTGCCATGTTCTTGTCCACCTTCGCCTCGAAGTCCTCCCATCCGCCGACCGAACCGCCGCTTTCAAAGCCCATGCACTTGCCATAGCCCAAATCAATCACATCAGCCTTCACCCATTTCGCCCACACTTCTAGCGCGTCTTTCACTTTTCGCTCGTTATCTGTGATTACTTGCGGCATGTTCATCGGCTTCCCCTCTTTCCATAAAGTCTGATTGCTACGGCTTCGATTATTTCGCGCTCTTTCCAATGAATCTGCGGATCGTCGATGAAGAATCCGACGAATCGCTGCTGATGCCACGCATCCCTGCGCTTCATAAACAGTTCTTCGTCGCTCATGCTGGATAGCTGGTGCTTGGAAAGGCTAGAGCGCATCTCCTAGCCTCTGCGTTTAGTCAGTGCGTCGATACATGCGACAAATGTTGCAATCACCAACACCGACACCACGAAGCCATGTGCGATGAAGCTTAAAAATGAGAGTAGCCAGTCCATGTTTATCCTTTCACTCGGTTATCAACTTGCATAGCTTCACTTCCACCTGTCCGCCGCATCGCCTTTCCGTATGCACGAAAGGATGAATGCGAAACCTCTTGTCATTCACACCTAGCGCGTCTGCTATCCCATCCCGTGCAGACTTGAAGCTGGCAATCAGGTTGTCGTCGTCACGCTGCCTGCGATCTGGCGGATAAAACGTGATGAAAGCGTGAATCTCGCCATCCCAATCAATCTTGATGCCGGATAGCTTCGCCGCCCAATATCCTGCCTCACGATAGGCTTTAGCCGCTTTTGACTTCTGCGCCCAATGGCCTCGAAAGTTTGGCGATAACTGGCGCGAAGGCCACGGGCAGACGATTACCATTCCGTCCTCGCTGGCTCGTCGTCAGAGCCAGCCTCTCGCTCGTAGCATGGCAGTTCGTGTTCACCTTCAATCGTATCTACTACATTCTCGTATTCACCATATTTGAAGCAAAGTAGCTGTAGCGTGTTGCATACGTTTATCTGTTCGCTGTGACGGCATGTTTTACAGTTAGCCATTCGTCATCCTTTCAATCGTCATCGCCAGCAAATCCAGTTCGGTCACTTTGGCTATGTTCATGTAGGTTCGATCGCCGTGTATGCCGTTCTTTCCTTGATGGCAGTCAGGACATAGCGGGATAGTCAGAAAGTTACTAGCACGCTGGCTCATGCCTTGACCTTCGCGGATATGGTGGACATGAACAGGCGAATCGTTGACCGTACCCATTGCGTAGCAGCATATACAGTGCATTGATGCCACTCTGTCCATGTGGCGGCGCTCTGCTTTGGTTGGGTTGCTCATGCCACCCTCTCCAAAAACCTAACGCCGAACTCGTTGGCAGATTCTGCCTGCACCGTTGTCGTGTACTCAGAAAACTCCTTGACCGTCATTTCGCTCGTACTCTTTCTGCGCTGGATGATTTCGCCATCCGGCAATACAAACTCGATCATCGGGCAGTGCTTGCGTGCGAAATATTCGTGCCATGTGTCCTTGCTGAACTGCTTGCCGTCCACCCATGCCTGATCCGCGATTTGCTCAATTACGGCCTTCCAGTAATACCTGTTCTGCAAGTTATGGCGCTTCTGCTCACCGTCAAAGACGATGATGTGCAGCGGCTTGTCTGCGTGCATATATCTCGCGGCATTGGCTTTGACGAACTCCACAATGACATACCAAATACCTGAGTTTTTAAGCACAAACTCGCGGTAAACGGGTTCGAGGTTTATGGTGTCTGTCATGATTTTTAGGGTGTATAAAACTAGTTGGGCACCGTCACAGTCCAGCCGCGACCTCGTCCGCGCCCTGCTCATTCATCAGCCGTTGGTAGCGTTCGCCTTCTGGCGTACACTTCCACGCTTCGGTAGTGAAGTCGATCTTTTCGGCCAGCCTGTCAATCGCGGCCAGTCGCGGGATCGCACGCGCCTTGTATTCTTCCTCGGAGAGCGTTGGCTCAGTCTCTTGTCCACAGCATTGGCATTTCATGTTGGTTCCTTTCCGGGCCAGTGCCCAACAGTTCATTCAACCCGGACGCCGCTACGCGTCGCCGGTTAATTCAGGGGCGTTAGGCAGCAACACCCGCCGCCTTCAGCAGTTCGCCGTGTTCTTTCACCGCAGCCTCTGCCGCCTGCTTCAGCGCGGCTTTCTGGCGCTCCAGCGCATCGGCCAGCAGTTCGCCAAACCGCGCCTTGATCGCTGCTTCCAAGTGCGGCGCCAGTGCGGCCGGCATGGTGTGGTAGTTCTTCGCGCCGTCGCTGTACTGGTGGTACACAGTCGGCGCGCCCTCGCCACTCATCAGGCGCAGCGACCTCAGTTCACCTATCCCGCCGCCACCGCCGCTGTACTTCTTTCCAATCAGCGCAGCCCATGCGGCGCAGTCGTCGTGCTCGCGCTTTGCGCCTTGGTACTGCTGAATCATCGTTCCCATGTTGCTCTCCAAAGTTTGTTGCGTTGCTGCCTAACTGTCGGTTCAAGCGGACGCCGTGCCGGCGCCGCTTAACCTGGCGTTAGAAGGCAATCGCACGATGCGAATGTCCTTCGCCCATGATTTCCCGTCGAGGTACATCCCGACGTTGAAAAACTTGTTCCGGCGCAGGTTGAAAATCACCTCGGTTCCGTCGTACTCGGAAACCTTCACCCGTTGCGCTTTGGCGTGTGTCAGTTCGCGGCCATCGCTTATCAGCAACAGGTCGCCTTCTTGCACCTGGTCAATCTTCACCAGCGGTTCAATCTGCACTTTTTTCGCTCCCTTATCCGTTATGTCTTCTAACATTCCGCTCCACCGGATCGGCCGCAAGCGGCCTCCCGGTGAGCTTCAGCGTTGGCCGGCATGACGCTCAGGTCAACATACGGCCCGCCGCCCATGTGAAACGACCACGCCAGCCGGCCTAGCGGCTTTTGCTCCGGGCCTTCCATTTTTGACTGCCCGGCTATCGCATCGACCGCCTTGTTGATGGCCTCGGCAAGAC